ATGCGGCGGCCGTGCTGTATTCCGCCTCAACCGCCCATACCACCGGATTGGTGGAAATTTTGATAAATCCAGTCACTAGAGGCTTGACGTCAATGTTGTTCCACGCCGACTTCACGTTCTTAGGTTTCCACGCAGACATTAGATACTCCTACTACTTGTACTTGCATTGGCACTATGCCTTCGCTTCTATATTATATACCACTCTTAGTGAGGCGCACGAGAGCGCCACGGCACGTCTACCCCTTCTGGATGTATTCAGTAATATCTGAAATGCTCTCCCAGTGGAAGAGGGTAGAAGACGAATGTGGTGGAGTGGAGAGTGTGTTCTGGTCATGGTAGGTGTTGTAGAATGTTGCAGTGTGACCGAGTGGCATGAGGGCGGTTATACTCTCATGGAGCACACTTGTCACAAAGGCAACCCCACTACTTCCGCTCGCCATGTTGGAAATGGTGTATAAACCCCCTTCACGGAAGAAGTCATCAGCTGTTCTCATGGCAGTCCCCGACGACGGAGGTATCCGAGACCATTGACAGTCGGACGCCCATGTACCACAGACAAAACATTATAACTAGAATGCAGTCCACCACGAGAATGCGGAAAGAGGCTGTTCTCATTGAGACCAGTCTCCACCATAGGAGAACCCTGAGTAGTTACCACCTGCACTTGTGGTCGTTTGGCGCTCCAGTTGGCCAGTCTGAATCAGATGCTCTTCATAAGACCATGACAATGGGAAATAGAGGACGAAGGCCAATATTATCCAGACGTGCAATCCATACTTGTCAAACACTTCATCCATTAAATACTCCATTTACTTGTTGTTGCGCTTCTATATTCTAACATACGTGTTGGCACCTCACACGAGTTAGGCAGGTTCCCCTTTCTCTCTCAGACGTCGTGCCACTTGAGCAAGTCTGATTGCCTCCTTGTGACCCTCACTAAACGGCGGTTTTCTGAGGGCTGAGCGCTTCATGTTCTGCACATGTTCCTCAGTAAACACTCTCCGCCTACCTGTTAGGGCAGTGGATATTGCAAGTTTGTGTGCATCTGTCATCGGACGTTTCATGGTTTCCTCAGGAGTTTTTTAAGTAATGCCGCTTGTGCTGCTGTTAAGAAGTTTGTTAGTGGTGTTGCGTATTTCATATTAGTATTCTACTATGTTCGTCGCAGTTTTACAATATAGTTTGATGCATCTACTTTAAAACCGTACCCGTCTTTCGTTGAGTATGGAACCTGTTCCACTTCTCCGCTCCTGATTGCAGCGTGTAGCGCCTTTACGTCATAGAATGTAAGCGTGTCTCCACTAATATTAAGCAGTAGTACTGCCTTCCCATCAGCACTTCCTCTAAATGCACCTGAAAGGGCACCATTCCACTTGTATTCCACAGTGTGTGTTAAATACCAGGAAGAAGAGGGTTTATGCGACTTGACTTCGACCCACAGTTCACTGCCGTCTTCACACGTCGTCTTAAAATCTACTTTAGAATCAGAAATCTGCTTTGTAAACTGTGGGTAAAGTTCGCTGAACCTCTGCTCACCTGCACGTCCGAAGTCGTCACAAGGGTGGAAGTGTATTGACATATTCTATTCTCCTATAGATACATATATACTAACACGGCATTCCTCTATTTATTCGGCATTTATTGCGTTTATTTGCGCATTTATTATACAAGTACTGCGGCAGAACAGTGACACACAGTGTCTATGCGCATTACTAAAACAGTGTATATTAGGCATCCATTTACTATCTGTCACAGTAACATGAACAGTGTATATTAGGCATCTACAGTGTGTTGCATCTGTATTTCATCTACGGTTACTGCTGTCACACTTCATGTTAGCGCAAAAATAATCAAAAATAGTCACAAATATTTATACTTAAAGGCAACGAACAGTATAGTTAGCATAGTGGCGCCGGTTGAAAGGTTCCATTATTCAACCGGAATGGAACAATGACAACGGCGCCCACCACCAAAACTTATAGAATAACGCCAAGACGCGACAGTTTTATAATAAAAGTTCTGACACAATACCTAAGCGGCGGATATAGACACCGCCATTTTAAGCAGAGTGTATTCGTTGTGGCGTCGGCATGGGAACGTGTATTTGGCGGAAATGCGCGTGAAGTAATCCGCAGTTTATTCACATGCACAAGTGAAATGTATATAACAGGTCGTCTGACACGCGCATACACTTACAACCGCGACACGCTGATAACTGCCCTTGCTGAAGCGCAGCAGCGCATTCTTACGTATTCAGACACACAAATGGCGTTTCTAAACGCGTATGAATCCGACACCATATCCACAACAGACGGCGTGGGTGGATACTTGCGCCAAAGTGGGTGTGGCGCATTCTTCAATGACATAGGGCTAATGGCAATATGGCGCATTTTAAGCGTCACTGACAAGGAACAATACCACGAAGTTAGAAGCGGCGGCAGACGTTTCACAACGGGTGTTTCATTACAAAATACGTCAAAGACGAATAGGCGCCTGTTGCTGAAGGGCAGCGGGTATTGCGACATTGACATTGCTAATTGTCACCCCACTTTATTCTTGAACATTGCTAAGAACAGTGGATACGCAATGCCACACCTTCAGCATTACATTGACAACACCGCGGGTATGCGTGAAACACACACAGACATTAAAGACATTGTCATATTTGCAACGTATGGTATGGGTTGGAAACGACTAATCCACCGTTTCAAGGCCTTTTACACTGAAGACACCTTACTTCATTTAGTTGCTGAAATAAAGGAGACAATGGCATCGGTTGCCGCGGCGTATGGTGTCACTGAAAACGCAGCGCGCTGGTTATCCATAAAAATCCAGGAACAGGAAAACCTACATCTATCCGCAATGGAAGCGTGGTGTTACAACAATGGCATTTCAGTGAAGTCACTTATGTTTGACGGTATGGTGACAGGACATATGACACCTGCACAAGTATCTGCAATGACAGGTTGGTGTAATATTCAGACGTGTTTGAACCTGAACATTGTTATTAAGGAAGTATTTTAAAATGGCAAAGAACTACTACCGCCCGCACCACAAAGTCATTTACCGCATTGACCACACACTTTCAGGACACTTCTACATAGGTCAAAGCAAAGACTTTTCTGAAAGAATAGGGTGTCATGTTAGCAACATACTCCTCGGGAAACACGCTCTCGGAACTTCAACTATACTTGCTGACTACACATTCAGTATTTTAATAAATGCATCTGCAATGTCAGACTCAGAGCGCATTGCCACAGAGAAACGTCTTATCCGCTACTTCTCTGCAAACTCCCCTGGTTGTTGCAACAAAACCCACAACACGCGAAAAACGAAGGTGAAGGGAGTGGTTGGCATACACACAGAGACACTCTAACACATTCCAGGTGGGGTAAGGTGGCACCAACACGCAATGTCTCTGTAGTGGCACAGAGTCAAACCTTCAAATAGCAGCGGTATTCATATATAAAGTTGCGAAGCAGAGTAATATGACATATGAAAAAGAAACGACTTAAAAACTACCCCTTCAAATGTTTCAGCAATACTGCAGCAGAAGTGGCGCTGCAACTGAACTGCTCTGAACAGAATATAGTTGTGACAACGAGACGTGCAATTGAACGCATTGCAAGAGAAGTGTTGTTCCGCGAAACTGGCACGACACCTTCTCCTGAGCACTTAGAAATACTCGTTCAGGACACTGGTTTCCAAGACTGCGTAGAATATTTAATACGCAGCAGAGCAAATATGCAAAATATGCGCGCAGTTTCTGAAGTATAGTATATATAGCATTGGCGGGGTTTGCTACACAAGCGCTCTTGACATGCGTATATTCCGAGCAAACCCCGCCACTTACTTAGTAGGACACCATGACACAGAATTCAGCACTTGAAGTTTGGACAAAGACACGGTTCACAACACAGTTAAAAATACTCAAAATATTGTTAGAAATGACGCCACATCCATTTGTGGAGAATACACTGCGAACACAAGTAGGTGACTGGGTGAGGTTAGGTCCAGGTTATAAAGAGCGCTACATGAAAGTTCTAATGACAGAAGTACATTATGGCGGTGGAAGAAACCCAACTGCTTGGACACTGAAGTTGCCACTTGAAGACTTACACGACGCATTAAACATTCCAAAAGAGAAAACAACACCATGAAAAAACCAGCACCACGTCCAAAACCTGCTCCAAAACCAGCACCATATGTCATACCGTAAATTAAAACTTGCTCTTCGTAAAAAGAATATATCAGATGCAGCATGGGAGTTGCTGCTGCTACAAGTGGAAGCGTTGGAAAAAGGTGACGAGAGAAATCTACTCCTAAGCAAAACTGCAGTTGGTGAACTGCTGCGCATTTTAGTGACACAGGTCGTCAAGGAACCGACGCCTCAAACCGACGCTGAGGCAGAGAACAACGTGGTTGAACTGAAACAGTGGTTGAAAGAGTACTGATGACTCTCCTTGAAGTGCTATCTGACCCAATACTTTTCTGCGGCAAACTGAAAATAGCGGACAAGAAGGGAAAACTTGTTCGTTTGAAGTTAAACGGAGAACAAATACGAGTTATACAGGCGCTAGTCAGTGGCAAAGACGTCCTAATACTAAAGGCGCGACAAATAGGTTCTTCGACTGCAGTTGCCGCCTACTTCTTCTGGAAGTGGTTAACTGCTGCAGAACCAGAGACGTATGTCGTGCTGTCACACAAACTAGCGTCATCAAAACACCTGCTAGACATTCACAGGCGCTTCTATGCCTCACTGCCGCGGCATTTGCAGCGAGCATTAAGTGTTGACAACACTACCACTCTCACATTCGCTGACACTGGCGCGACATTAATGGCAGCAAGTGCTGAGGGTAAAGGCGGAATGCGGAGTTTTTCCGCAACTGGATTACATATTAGTGAATACGCATTTGCACCTGACGCTGAAGAACTAAAAGCGACTGCCATTTCAGCACTTAACGGCGGACAACTCTGTATAGAGAGCACTGCTAACTACTACGGAGACGCCCTTCACACTGAAATCGGTTTATCAGATAGTGGAGCAGTGGATTGGGAGTTCCTATTCTTTCCGTGGACAGAGCACAGTGAATATGTCTCAGAGAATGTGCCTCTCCATTTTACACCTGACGCAGACTCGCTCTTGTCTCCCGGGCAACAGCACTGGGCGTCATCCATGTCTTCCAAGTTAGGTGCTGAGAAGTTTAAGCGTGAGTTTCCATGCAGTGTTGCTGAGGCGTATGCACAAACGGAAGGTGCTTGGTGTTCTTCAGAAGACCTGAAGAATTTGACAGTTCTGGACCTTGAGAAGAGTGGCGGAGTCATAGACAAAGTTTCAATCAACGACAAATACGCAATCGGCGTTGACTGCGGAGCAGGAGTAGGTGGTGACTTCAGCACTTTGGTGGTCACATCTGTAAGCAGTGGACAAATAGTAGAAGTTCGGAGAAGTAATACAACACCACCTGCTGAATGGGCGCTGCAAATAACAGACGCCTCGAAGAAGTGGAATGGTGCGAAAGTATTAGTAGAATCTAATGGCACATTTGGTGGTATTATTATAACAGAACTGAAGCATGCCGGTGTGACTCTTTGGAAGGACATTGAAGGTAAAGACTGGACAACAAACGCAAAGACAAAACCACAAATGCTCGAAGAACTAAAGAGACAACTTACGACAGGAATGTTGCATCAACTTGACTCATGGACAATGTCTGAACTTCGGAGTTTCCAGGTGGATGAAGCAGGACGAGCATTCTGCGTTGCTGGACCTTTTGGTCATGGTGACACAGTAATAGCGCTTGCGTTGTCACTGCAGTGCCTTAAGAGTTTGGCACGGAACACAACTCCTTTTCTCCCGGCGTGGGTGGCGAAGCGGAAGACGCAAATGGCATTTAAGAACGCAGGAAAAAACAACTTGCGCAGATACTGACTGACGGGAATACACAAAATAGTTTGAGTCGCTAACAAATAGTCGAGTAAAAGCAAAAGTGACGGTATAGTTAATGCATACGCAGGTGTTTCATTTGGCACGCACAGAAAATGACCGACTTAATTTTATCCGTGCTGCAAAGCAAAGTCATGAGAACTTCTGGGAGGAGCGTCGTGAGGAAATGCGCAAATACAGAAACGCATACCTCACTAAGTTTTACGCAGACGTAAAAATGGATGAGACAATGCTCACAGTCGAAACTGCAGACGGTTATGCCACTATCGAGTCTGTCATGGGCAGTCTCTTTAGTAAGTACCCAGCAGTTGAGTTTAAGTCACCCATTTCAGGTGGCGGTGACATTGAAATAACGAAGGCAGTCGGCAATGACTGGTTAAAGAGTTGTCGTGACCAAATAGAGAATGCAGGGCGAATGGCGTTAATTTACACACATTCGTTTCTGAAGTTGGCACCAAGAGAAAGTAATACTTTACTCGGAAAAATAGCAATGAGAGCAGTTCCTCCGTGGCAGGTTATTCTAGACAGAGACGCATCAGCGTGGGAAGACGCGCGGTTTATCGGACACGCATATTATGTGCCGATTGACACAGCAAACTCCATATTTGGCAACAAGAAGTGGAAGGGCGTGGCGCAAACAGACTACTTCACTTCACAAGGCAGACAAAGCGACAGAAACTACTCAAACTATGACGCCAACTCCTCTTCAGAACTACCAAACGAATACCTCTATGTACAAGTCATTGAAATGTATGACTTCCTAAATAATGAACTACTTTTCTGGTCTCCACAATATAAAAATGGTGACGAACTACTTAGCAAAGACGAAATACCTGTGACAACATACGACGACAGACCACTTAGTAATATTGTTCCATTCTATTTTAGTAAGTCACCAGACAGACCTATGGAAGGGTATTCAGCAATGTCACGTTCTTATGACCAAATATTTGAGAAGAATATTCTCCGCACATTCTGGGCAAATGCAGTAAGACGTGACTCTCGTCAATACGTCTACAAGAAAGGTGCCTTTGATGAAGGAGACCTTGCTAAAATAACTGCTGGCGTAGATGGAGCACTTATTCCAGTTGAAGGTGACACTATCGGCGGATTAATAGATGTTGTTCCAGTCGCCGCTATTAGTGGAAATCAAGGAGACTACTTAAACTACATAGAAGCAGACCTTGCACGTGCTTCACTTGTGGCAGGTTTCACAAGAGGTGAAGCAACTCGTGCAACTGCCACTGAAGTGACAGCGCTGGCGCAATACACTGCCTCAGAACTTGGTAAATTGGCACGCAGCAGAGACGCTACATTAGAGGCAGCGGTGGTTCTATACTTGCGCATGCTCATTCCACTAATGAGCAAGAAAGACAAGACAGTTGTGCTAACTGAAAGTGGAGCGCGCATTGTCACAGTTGAAGCGCTTGACGGTGACTGGGAAGTATTTGCCGCTGACAACACAAGTACCCCTATAACAGAAATACTTCAGAAGCAACAGATTATGCAACTGCTTCCAGTGCTTCCACAATTAGGTGTCACTGGAAAGGCACTGAAGGACGAACTAATTAGACTGTTCAATCTGCCAGTCACATTCGCGGAGGAAGCACCTCCTCCTGAACCAGTTATGGCGCCAGGTGTTCCTGCAATACCAGGAGCAGTTTAGAAAGACATGTACCACATAACTCTACCGCTATACTACACAATGTCTCTGTTAATCAACAGAGCAATACCTGAGGAGCCACCTTTGACAGCGCACTGCGACAGTTTCGGGCAAATGACAATGTGTTACCTTTCACCGCCACCAGTAATTTATGTACGGCCAATTGACATTGCTTATACACTTATAGCGCAAAGCGAGGAGGACAAATAATGCCAATCTATGAATATGCGTGTAAGCACGGACACTTGACTGACGAGTTATATGCATGGCCTCCACCTGAGAGTGTGAAATGTGCAGTTAGTAAATGTCGTTGCAATTCTCACAGACGTGTTTCAATGCCGGCAAAGACTGCCTCTCTTTGGGGTGACAGCCAGTTTGGCATAAACGGAACTTTTAACAGAGGTCTTGGAACTCACGTGACATCCAGAGCACACGAAGACAGAATATGTGCAGAACGTGGTCTTGTTAGAGAAGCAGATTTACAAACTCACTGGCATTCTGACAATAATGCGAGACTACAAGACGACAAACGAGCTCTTGACAAAGTCTCCAATGACTACCACGCCGCAGTTCTTTCACACGGTGACGACCCAGAGCGACACATTAAAGCCTGCACTGAAACATTTCCCGCCCACAAAATGCTAGAAGAAGCTCACGCACACGAGCTGAAAGGCTCACTCGATACACCTCCAACACAATAAATCAGGACAAAACTAATGACACCTATGGAACAAGCAGACTTAGACGCTATGAAAGAGAAAGTAATGGAAAGAGAAGGAGAAATGAACGCTACAGAAGACAACTTATATGCAGCAAGTTCACCTGTTGCAGTAGACATGTTTCACAAGAAAGCTCTTAATGCTCTTGTAAAAGCTACAAACAAACTGCTGCCATTATTCGGTGTCTCGCAGGCTTATGCGGCACTTCCTGAAGACATCAAGACACTTCCAACAGACTTTGTGCGTATATTAAGTATGTTTAGCTCTGCTATTTCTGACGCCATTGCTGCAGACACCATTGAACCTGACATGGCTTTCTCACTAGAAGACATAACAGACGACACTGGACTCGTACAAGCAGCCGGTAAAATAGGCATGGTTAGTGGTGAAAAGGCTTTTAAGGCTTTCCTGAAGGCACCACGTAAAGAACCAGCTGCTGAAGAAGCTACAGACGCGAGCGTTCCTGAAATGGCCGGCGGCATGGATATGAGCGAAGGTATGGATTCAGAAGAGTTATTTATGGGTAGAGTATAAGCATGTCAGATGAAACACCCATTGTCACAGATGTGGCTCAAACAGTCGGCGGCGCAGGTGAAAATACTCCTGGCAATACAGACATTCCTGTTGAAAATAGGCAGGAAGAGTACTCATTAGACGACTTAATGAATGCTGACTTCGGTGAAGACGCAGTAATGAGTGGAACACACAAGGGTTTACCTTCGTATGGAGAAATACTGAAGCACTTGCCTGAGAATGGGCGTAAACTAATTCAGAATCTACGTCAAAGCTACACTGAAAAAACACAGAACATTGCAGAACTACGTCGTCAAGTTGAAGCTGAACGTGCTGAAATAGGACGTCAGAAGTCGCTAATGAGTGAAAGTGAGTTTGCAAGAGGTATTTCAGAGAAGGCTGCTAAGCCACTGGAACACGACGCTTGGAGTGAAGAGGGTTTGGAAGAGCGCATTGAACAAAGAGCTGCAAAACTAATGCAAAGTATGTTGGCACCACTGCAAGAAGACATTGCCGCTCAGTCACGCCAAACTGCACTGAACGCATTTAAAGAGGAACACCCTGACTTAACTTCACCAGAAATGCGCGTTCCTATTGCACGTCTGCTTGTTGACCGTCCAGAACTAAAACTGGCTGACGCATACTACATTGTAAAGGGACAACAGACGAGGTTAGCAACTGACGCAAAACGTGCAACACAGGCTGAAACATTACAGAAGACAAGCACTGGAAACGCAGTGAGAGCAGGAGAAGTACCAAAGTTTAAATCTGCATGGGACGCATATAACTACCACAAGTCAAATGGTATGAAGTAAAAATAAATGAAAATAAACGAATAAAAACGCAATATGGCGTATAGTTAGAATAACGCTGCACTCTTTCCCTGGCGACGTCTTCCTCGGTCACTCGAACAAGAAGACAAAAATGGCGAAGAAACTGGAACC